TGATGGGGTGCAATATATACACGGAGAAGCTGGAACTGCAAGAACTAAATGTAGAGCTGATATGCAAAGTACAATACAAGGACACTTACACACACAATGTTACACAGAATGGTATGTGGGTCAAAACTTTAAAGTATTTGGTAGTCAAGTAGGTTGTGGTATTGATGCAACTGCTTATGCTATGGCATACGCTAAAAGAGGAAAAAAACCAGCTATTGCTTGTGCAGTAGTGTTAGGAGGGCATACAGTAATCAATGAACTAATGGAATTATGATTAGCACATTCCAAGAAGATTTAAAAGTTGGTAAATTATATGAAAATATAGTTTTAAATAAAATTAAAAGGAAATATCCTAAAGCTCATATTATTGATGGTTATTGCAAAGATTGGGATATATTTATTCCAGAACTTAATTTTGGTGTAGAGGTTAAATCTGATAAAAAAAGTTTATATACTGGAAATATAGTTATTGAAATAGAAATGAATGGAAAACCATCAGCATTGGCAACAAGTAAATCTAAATGGTGGGTTATATATGATGGAGAAAATTTTAATTGGCTAACTATAACAAACATAAAGAGATGTATTATAGAAAATAAATTAAAATACGTTGAGTTTGTTGGAAAAGGAGATACTAAATCTAAAAAAGCATATTTAATTAAAAAACAAATGTTATATAAATATAAAGAATGAAAAATAAAAAATACACAACTAAAGAAAGGTTTAAGATACTTGAATCTACAGTAGCAACTTTATATGTAGCAATAGAAAAGCAATCAAAAAAAATAGATGTGATAGATAAATTTTTAACTAAAGCAACAAAAGATTACAAAGAAGACTAGTATATATTAACAAAATTGTTTATATTTGCACAAAACAAAACAAAATGAAAAAAGAAGTAACAGTAGAATATGATAACATAGCATTAGTTGTTGTGGGAGAATATGAAAAAGGACAAGATGGTAGTTATATGTACCCAGATTTTAGTAGTGATTTTAATTGTTTTAAAGTGCTATGTGGAGGACAAGACATTATAGACATACTAGAACAAGAAGTAATTGATGAGCTAGAGAATCAAGCTATAGAAATAATTGAAGAACAATGGTAGTTTTATTTGATGCAGACAGTTTAGTTTATTCTTCTTGCTGTGGTGTTGATGACATACTAGATGAAGCTATAGGAAAGTTTGATGAGATATTTATGTCAATTGTAAATAGACTAGAAGAAACCTACCAAATAGAAAGAGTAATTACTTTTAACAATAGTAAAGGTAATTTTAGAAAACTACTAGACCCAAACTACAAAGCAAACAGAAAGAAACAAGAACATCCTAAATTACTATTTGAGATGCACGAACATATCCAAGAGATATATAGCACAAAAAGTTCTTATGGTGTAGAGACAGATGATTTGGTTGCAACGTATTGGAAAACACTAACAGACGAATTAGGACACAACAATGTAATAATAGTATCACTAGATAAGGATTATAAGCAACTACCTTGCCTTATGTATAACTATCACTACAAACACCAAGAGATAATAGATATAAGTCCTTACGATGCTTTATATAACTTCTATGAACAAATGATAGTAGGAGATAGCGCAGACAATGTAAACTACTGTAAAGGGTATGGAAAGGCATATGCAAAGAGATTGTTTAAAAATTGTGAGACACATTACCAATTTACAAAAAAGACATACGAGTTATTTAAAACAATATACAAATCAAAAGCAAAATTAAAATACATACAATGTTATAACCTTTTAAAATTAAGAACAAAATGAAAACAAAAACAAAACAATTACAAACTGGAACTTTTAACCCATTTTATCCAATCAATGAATTAAAAATGGCAAGTGTAAATAGAGAAATTACATTATCACACGCAGAGAACTTTAAATCTAAACTTGTAGATTACGGATGGTTAATGCCAATAGTTGTATCTTCTAAAGGAGATGTTATTGAAGGACACCACAGAATTGAATCTGCAAAACTTTTAAAACAAAATACTTTACCAGCATATATAATAGATTGGGTAAATACAAGTAAAGAAAGTGAACACCTTAAATGTATAATAAGTTTAAACAACGGAAACAGAGCTTGGAGTATGTTAGATTATTTAAAGGCATTTGCAAAAGGTAATGAGGATTATAAAATAGTTTATGATGCTTATATGAGTAATTCTAATAATGTATCAGTAGGAAATGTTATAAATATTTTTTTTAAACATAATAATTCTAAATTTAAAAAAGGTACAGCTAAAATAGACGATTTAGATTTTGCTAAATATTTATTATATAACATATCTAACTTATATGAAAGGTATGGTTACAAAAGAATACAAGCATATTGTGTTAGAGAATTTATTAAAGTTGCATACGCCAAAGCACAAAAAAATAAAAAGGCAGTAGATTACTTATTTAAACAATATGAGAAAATGGCAAAGAGAGACCATTTAGCTATTTCTTCAATAAGTGAATTTAAACCTATATTAGAAGTATATCTAAACGATTATAAATTATTGACAAAAAAATGAAAATACTAAACTTATATGCTTGTTTAGGGGGTAATAGATACAAGTGGGGAGATGAACACGAAATAACAGCAGTAGAATGGGATGAGGAACTTGCAAGGCTATATCAAGAAAGATTCCCTAATGACAAAGTAATAGTAGCAGATGCACACCAATACTTATTAGATTATTATAAAGAGTTTGATTTTATTTGGAGTTCTCCTCCTTGCCCTACTCATTCAAGAGCAAGAGGATGGAATACCAAACTTGAAACCAAATACCCAGATATGAAGCTGTATGAAGAAATAATAATGCTTGAGACAGTTTCAAAAGGAGAAAACCCACGATTTAAAGGTAAGTATGTAGTAGAAAATGTTATACCTTATTATCAGCCACTTATAATAGCACAAAAAAGAAATAGGCATATGTATTGGGCTAATTTTAAACTTCCAAACATATTAAGTTATAGAGAACAAGCTAAAATATCTTCTGGTTCAAATGAGGTTAAAAAACTTTGTGAATTTCACGATTATGACTTTAGGCAATATAAAGGCAAACAAAGTATTCAAAAGGTAGCAAGAAACCTTGTAGACTATGAAGCTGGCAAAACAATACTTGATACAGTAATGGGCATAAGAACAAAAGAAAATATTAATCAAATAGAATTATTTTAATGAGAGCAAGCCAACCACACTATGAAAACGGAAAAGGATATGATGTTATAGACTTTATCAAAGACTACAACTTAAACTTCAATAGAGGAAACATAATAAAGTACATAAGCAGAGCAGACAAGAAGAATCACGAACTAATGGATTTACTAAAAGCTAAAGACTATCTTGAAAGAGAGATTGAATATGTGCGAAACACAAGGACTCAAGAATGATATAATATATCAATTTTACTACATCACATTATACGACTACGAGAAAGGAACTGAATTAGACGAATTAAGAATTATCTTATACGACTATGAAGACAAAGAAATGTACTTGGAATGTGAAGGAATAAAATTAGCAATAGAACAAATAGAATTTACACAATTAATAAAAAATATAATAGATGACAACGAAAGAGATTAAAGAGTTAGTAGAAGGAGAGTTAGGATATAGAATAAATGTAAACTCAAGAAAAAGAGACATAGTCTATGGAAGGGCAATATACTTTAGAATATGTAAAGACAGAACAAACCTATCACTAAAGAAAATAGGAGAAACACTAAACCTTGACCACGCTACAGTACTACATTGTATAAACAACATATTCCCAGCATTTGAAATGTATAATCCTAAATATATGGAAATATACAATAGAATAATAGCAACAGAAGAATACATACCTAAACACCAAAAACTAAAGACACTACAAGAAGAACATAGAAAATTAGAAACAAGATTCAAGTTCCTAAAAAAAATAAAAATAGACCCAAAGTTAAGACCTATATTAGAAACAATACAAGAGATACCAGAAGAACAATTCCCAGTAGCAGAATATAGAATTAAGAGAGTTATTAATAGATTAAAAGAATATGAAGAATAACAATATGGAAAACAAAACTTGCAGCAGATGTAGAAAAACAAAATTAATTGAGGAATACTCAAAAGGTTATACTTTTTGTAAACAATGCAAAAGAGAAGACTACCACAATAACCCACAAAGAAAAATAAGACAAAATCAAGTAAGAAAACAAAGATATGATAATGACCCAGTATATAGAGAAATAGTAATATTAAGAAGACATCTAAATGATGCTTGGAGAAATTATAACTATTGGAAAAATAATAGAATAATGAAAGCCTTATGTGTGCCTAATAAAGAATACTTTATAGAATATATTAAAACTAAATTTGATAAATCTATGACACTAGATAACTACGGAAGTCAAAAAGGAAACTGGCAATTTGACCATATAATTCCTTTAAATGAAGCAAAGACTATTAAAGATGTACATAATTTATTTCATCATACTAACATACAACCATTATGGAGAAAAGATAATATGACTAAACGAAGTAAATTAAATTGGGCTAAATAACAAAAACAAAAGATATTTGTTATATAAAAAACAATTGAACTCAAAATTATTCAAATATGGATGGTAGAAGAAATAACGGAGGACACTCAAACGGAGGTAGAAAGCCTAAAGCAGAGGAGGTAAAGTTAATTGAAAGACTAACACCATTAGAACCTCAAGCTTATGCAGCTCTAAAAAAAGGAATAGAATCTGGAGAGTTTAAGTTTATACAAATGTTCTATCACTACTACGCTGGTAAACCAAGAGAAACAAAAGACATCACACTAAACACCGAGCAACCTTTATTTAATATTATTGATTAATGTTTGTAGTAACAACTGCAATTAAAAAACTTCTTAAATTAAAGAAACGTAAAAAGATAGTTCAAGGTGGAACATCTGCTGGTAAAACGTTTGGCATACTACCTATCCTCATAGATAGGGCTATAAGAACTCCTAACGTAGAAATAAGCGTAGTTAGTGAATCTATACCACATTTGCGTAGAGGTGCTTTAAAAGACTTCCTAAAGATTATGATGATGACTAATCGTTATAATGATGCGCAATATAATAAGTCAATGCTGAAGTATAAGTTTGCAAACGGAAGTTACATTGAATTCTTTAGTGTTGAATCAGCAGATAAATTAAGAGGAGCAAGAAGACACACATTATATGTAAACGAAGCTAACAACATACCTTACGAAGCATACAACCAATTAGCAATAAGAACATCTGGAGAGATATGGATTGACTTCAACCCAACCTCATCATTCTGGGCGCATACAGAACTACAAGGTAAAGATGATGCTGACTTTATTAAGCTTACATATTTAGACAACGAAGCATTACCAGACACAATTATAAACGACATAGAGAAAGCTAAAGACAAAGCAAAGACATCTACCTATTGGAATAACTGGTGGAATGTATATGGACTTGGAGAGATAGGAAGTTTAGAAGGTGCTTGTATAAAAGACTGGAAACCGATTGACTTACCAGACGAAGCAAGACTACTTTGTTATGGAATGGATTTTGGTTATACTAATGACCCTTCAACTTTAATAGCGCTTTACAAATACAACAACGCTTACATATTTGATGAGGTAATCTACCAAAGAGGTTTACTAAATAGTCAGATAAGCAACTTACTTAAAACACATCAAGCAAAAGAAATCATATATGCAGATTCAGCTGAACCTAAAAGTATTGCAGAGTTATCAAGCTATGGTCATTTAGTATTACCAGTAAAGAAAGGTAAAGACTCAATAGTGTATGGTATCAACCTTATCAATCAAAATGAAATATACATAACTAATAGAAGTCATAACTTAATCAAAGAACTACAGAACTACATTTGGTTAAAGAACAAAGAAGGAGAAACACTTAACAAACCTATAGATGCTTTTAACCATTGTATAGATGCGATGAGGTATGCTATCACTTCACAATTAGAGAATCCTAATAAGGGTCAATATTACATTTACTAAATGTTAAAGAAATGTTAAAGTTTTGTTAAAATTTAATAAACATTGTTGTTAATAAGTAAATGCGTTGTATATTAGCTGTATAATTAATTAGTTATTTGAAATGTTGTAATAAATCGAAAGCATTAGTAAATGTAGTTTAGTAAAATATCTGCATTGAGAATGTTTCTTAAAAAGTATGAAAATGTGTTAGTAACTATCCTTTAGTAAGAAATTTAAGATAGATTTATACAGCATAAATAAAACAAAACAAAACAAATGAAAACAAGGTTAATGACAAACAAACAAAAAAATTCTTTCAGGTTAGATGTTATAGACAACAAAACGCTCGAAAGTTATTACTTCAAAACTGAAAAAGAAGCTAAAGACTTCCAGAAGTTTACAATAGAATTAGAAACATACAAAAAATTTATATAATGAAAAAACTAAAACA